AAATTCTCGATCAAGATGCGAACGGACCTTCCGGACAAGGCGCCGATAGACCCGTTCAAGTGATAATTTTGCCGATGTCATCTCTTCTGCTTTTTCGATTTGAAGCCGCGCAGGAGAGATGCAACGCCATGACCGTCACTGGCTGGCGTTTCGTTCTTCAACTGGTCGCTGGATTTGGTTTTCTGGCCCGATCGCGTAACAGCGAGGATGGCGTTATCCAGTGAGCAGATCATTTCGATCTCCCACGTCAGCATGACGACGCCATACAATCGGCAATACGCGTCAATATCGACGTAGGAGATAGGGTTGGCAGCCATGCCGACAGATCGCCTCGAATTGAGGTCGAGAAACCATTCCCAGACGTGCCGTAGCTCTTCTGGGAAGTCAGGCAGCGCAGATGGCCGACGAATGGCGAATACGGCCTCACCGAACGATATCAGGTCGTTGGCAAGGCCTTGATGAAAGCCAACTGGTTATCCGCAGAATCGATCTGTTCGGCAATGAACCAGAGATCAGGATTCGACAGCACGGAGCGGACATTCTCCTTCGTGCATTCAATCGGCTTCCCGCCACGTTCGAACCCTTCCCAAGAAAGCACAGCAGCCACCATCACGTCGATTGCGCGCTCTTCGACTTCCTCAACGGTCTGGGTTTTCTTTGGGTTGCGCTTCTGGTCGCGGATATTGGCATTGGCCAGGCGCCGCTGAACATCACGAACGCGCTGCGACTGATACGACGCAACACGAACTTTCATGCCCAGCTTTTTGCCGGTGGTCGGGTGAACGATATCCACCTCGAATCCTTCGTCAAATGCCTTCGCCGCGCCGTCAAATACTGACAGATCCATCTGTGAATTTCCTGTTGATACGTCTGTGGATAAACGGTTGATAAGCTGTTGATATTACGGCGTTCCGGCAGTGGCTTCTTCTTCAAAAATAGCGGTTGTAATGCCGAGGTTGAAAGTCGTGGTGACCACATCATCGGCTTCGCCGTAGCTTTCCTTGGCCGACTGTACGAGCGCGTGAAAATAGAACTCGGTCGGGGTTCCGGTTTCATCTGGCGCATCGTTTGCGATGATACGGATTGCGTAAGCCAGATTGGTCTTTTCAGCTGCCCTTAGTGCGATCTGGCCCACATCGAGCGGATCACGGCCACATACCAGGGCGAGTACGCCAGCATCACGAGCACCTTTAAGATGGCGCACACGGGCATCCGAAAGGCTGGTGAACGTGACGTCGTTCGCCTCATCACCAAATTCGCCGAGGTTCTGGACTTCACCGACCGGAACGAACGTCAAAGCCTTGTACGCTGTGATGATTGCGGCCTCATTTGCACCGGTTACGGGAGTTGCAGGCCCGATAGCAATCGTAGAGCCCGAAGCAGTTGTAATCATGGGTCTTCTCCATATGAAAAAAGCCCCGGATCGGGGCTGTTAACGGCTCAGGCCGGATGAATGTTATGCGAAACAGTCGTATGAGATCGTCACCGGCACTTGCCAATGTGTCTCATCGCTGAACCCTTGCGTGATGTCGGGTGCCTTAGTGATGCGAACGGACAATCCATCTTTCGGCAGCTTCAGGTCAGTCGGAAAGTGTTCGGCCACCTTCCCTGCGTTTTCGGTCGATTTGGTTGCGCCACCGTTCAGTGGCAGGAATACATCGATCTGAAGCACTCCACGCCTTTGATGCGGCTCAGTCGACCCGACAAACCGGCGGCGCGATGTGTTCGGGACATGCGTCACGCGCAGATATCCCGTAGCGGGCCGCTGGAACGCCATATTGGGCCAAGCGACCGGAAGCGCAGGATTAAGCACCAACGACGCCACACGCTCGAATAGAGCGTTTTCTATACTCTTCTCGATCGTCATGTCAGAGCTTGAGCCTTTGCTTCACTTCTTTGGCTTTGGCGGAAACGATTTCCTCCCACCGCTGAGCGATGAGCGTTACCCACGGACGCGGGGCCGCACCTTTGGCACCGTAATGCACATAGGCCGCATAGTTCGCCGTGTAGCCGAGATAGATCGTGTCGCCGATATCGGCGCTGTTGATCACCAGAATGACCTGTTGAAGGTCTGGCGGAACCGAAGCGCCCGGATTGTCTCGATACAGCCTTGGCATGGCTTCACGTGCTGCCATCAGAGATGCACGGAGAAACCCCGTCCGCCGGTAGTTTTCCGATGAAGGCTGATCATAAACCATATCAGACAGAAGCTTATCCATCTGGCTGACTAGCTCTTGCGCGCTCTCTTTGAATACGACTTCTAGCGCGCCATCGACCTTAACGGCCCACTGACCGACAGTGGCAGCAAATGACTTGGCCATCATTCCACCAGTTGAGCGACGAAATCGATCTTGTATTCAGCGATGCACTTGCAGCCGATCTTGTGACGGATAGGAATCCCCGGCGCATGCGGATACATGATCAAGGTCCCGTCCGGCGCAACGAATGGCTGGTCATATTTGACCTTCTGGCCCCTCATCGCGACGTGCTGGGCTCTTGGGTGCTCTTGCGGAGTGTGTCGCCAAGTCTTGGTGACGATGTCTGCCGAAAGGTTCCCGTTATCGATCTGCTGACGAAAAGCGATGTCTTTGGCCGCTGCCATCGCATCGAATGTTTCATTCAGAGCTATCGTGTCGGCGCGAAGCTTCAACAGACCCGCACTGTATCGATTGACGATTCTGTCCACGACATCCGCGGGTAACGGGGTTTGCTCTCTGAGCGCTTTCATCACTGTTCGGTCAAATCGCTTGTCTCTTCGACCTCGGGCCAGATAGTTCTTCAACAGCGTCGCATCGCCTGAAAGCAGCTCATCACGAGCGCTCTGAACGAACTGGGCCTGCGCTGCCGTCAGCCCGATAAAGCCGCCTTCTCGCATGCCAGTAGCCCGGTTCACAGGTCCAACAATAGCCTTGGCTGCTTTCGTCGGATTTTCGCCACGAGCAAGGCTTTCCGTCAGAGCGGTACGGATGCTTTCGACCTGGTCAGCAACGATTCCTGAAACGAGGCTGGCTGAATGATCTCGTAGCCAGTTTTCTGCAACCACGTTCCGCG